TTTTACCATTTAATGTCTTATTCAAAACATTGTTGGTATTACATTTAAAGTTAAGAAATTTAACATAATCATAAAAAGCCATTATACAAATCTTCTCCCTTGTTGTCTAAATGCTTGTTGGATCGTACCTATAATTAAACTTTTTCTTGATAACAATAATTCATCAAACGATGTTGCATCAACGGTACTAATATTAAAGTTAACATTAACCTCGCCACCTATTGCGGCACCCATACCACCCGGAACAATCGTGCCTGCTCTATCAGGCATCCAAAGTTCTGGACCTGCTTCTCCAACTATGCCTGGTTGGCCAGCACCCATTCTTCCACCATGTTGGAATCCAAATATTTTTTTAACACCACCCCAAATAGAACCTAATATGCTACCTTTACTATCGCCTGTACCAGTTATCATTTCAAACCCTGCCACAATAGCTTTTCTCGCCGCTATTCTCATTAAGTCTTGTATTACACTATTTGCAAAATCTCTAAAATTAAATTTACCTGTCATTGCCATATCAGCAATAGCATTACCTAATGAATTAAATGTTCTGTCTCCTGCTTTTTCTAATTCAGTTAATAAATCAAACTGATCCATTGCTCCTTTAAATCCATCTCCCCATGCTTGTGTGGTTGAACGACTACTCTTCATTGCTTCTTCAACTTTCTTTTGCATTTCTGCGGATTCTTCAAGAGTCATATTATATTCATCAAGTTTCATTTGATGTGTTGTTGTAAGTTTAATTTGTTTCTTTGTCTGGTTTATAACATGAGCCGTTCCAACAAAATATTTTCTATAAGTTCGATTAAATTCTTTTAATTGTACAATTCGTCTATTGGTTACTCCAATAAGTATTTCAAATTCTCCAACCATTTTTCTAAACATTCTATTTTGAGCCTGCCACACACTGGTGACATCGGCGATGAATTCAAAAAATCCCTTGGTCATCAGAACTCCAAGTCTTACTACTGCCGAGGCCAAATCACCAAGTGCTATTTGCATTTTAACACTTGCGTTAATCCATTCAGTAATCTCTTTTGCTGAATCTTTAAGTTGTCCTCTTAATCCTTGTTCACCTATTTGCACTGCCGCTTCAGCAATTGCATCTTTTAAATTTGAAAATGCACCAGAAACTGTATTAAGTCTTTGTTCTATAGCTCCGGCAAATTCTACTTCACCAATACTTTGTAAATATGCAACAATACTTTCTGAATCATTTTTAATTTTAGTTGATGTGCCCCGGAACATAACCGTCAATTGATCACCTTGGGTTTTAACTTTAATACCAAGTTGTTTAAGCATTTCAAATTCACCAGTAGTGGCATTGAAAACTGCTTTAGCAACATCATCAATTCGCTTACCCATACCTGCGGCAATATTACCCAGGTTTGTCATCATTTCCTGAGTAGGAGTTAGTCCAGCATTTCTTAATGTTATAAATGCGTTTGAAACTTCTTCTAATTGGAATGTTGTACCTTTTGTAAATTCTCGAATTAAATCAAAAGCTTCTGCGGCTTTTTGTGCATCACCTTGAATTGTAACTAATGTTGCTTTTAAATCTTCAAAAGTTCGTATAGTATTAACAAGACCACCAATTAATCTTACCGCACCAATAGCCGCAATTGCCCCTAAGGCAAACTTGGCCGCTTTACCCATACTAAACGAACTACGTTCTATTTTCTTTAGACTTTTATTAACTCGTCCTAACGCCCGTTCGTTTTTAATTGCAACGTCAATTAATAATTTTTGTTTGGCATCAGCCATTATCTTCTTCTCCTTGGTGTGCGAGGCATTGGTGTTGTACTACCCATAGTTCTTTTACTTTCATTGCTTTCATACAACATATAGCCAGCCCACATTTGTAATTCTAATGTTGATATTTGTAAGATTTCTTCGACAGACTTATGTAATCTGTCTGCCAGCATCATTACAAACCGTAACTCAGCATTAGTTTTTACTCCCCCGCGACAGCGGCTTGATCAAAATTTAATCTAGCATTATTGATTGCTGAAGCAACTTTTATAACCACCACCGGGTCAGCTTCATTCATCAATTTAAGTCTGTCAGCATCGTGAAATAATCGTTTGCCATCTTTAGTTCTGGCTTTTACGATAATACTCTCAATCAAGGCTTGAACTGTTTTATTTTCTGTTTGAAGTCTTAAAACTAGTTCTTCGTCCTGTAGACTGTATGTGGTTCTGAAATAAATGTCAGTATCCCACTCCTTCACGTGGATTTTTTTCAATTCACCACCAATACTTGATTGATAATGTTTTGCAATTTTATCCGTTATACTCATTCATATCTCCTTTGTTTTATTCTTGTTATACTTGGTCCGACTACACCTCCAGGTGCTTTACTGCTCCTACCGTGTTCTAAAGCGTGGCCATATGGTTGTGAATTAAATATTTTATATTTGTTCCCACTTCCAGTCATTCTCCAACTTCTTTTGAACAGGCCCGAACGTACAGGTGATATCTGTCTGACCGCCTTAAGCAAAGCCGCACTAATAGATCCCACTGTTTTATCAACATTGGTATCTAGTTTTTTAATAAGCGAATTTGCATTAAAACTAACCTTCACTTGATGTTATCTCCTTACAGGTTAGTTTTTGTTAATGCACCTGAAACCTGAAATGCACATTCGGCTGTTACTGCTCCATCCAATCCTGTATCTATAGAATGTGATGTTATGATAACTTCGCCTGAAAGTTTAATTCCAGTTGTTCTTCCTGATGGGTATAGTTCCAGCGTCGCTGGAGCCGAGCCCGGACCAGCAAATAATGCCAGTTGAGCACCATCATCGTCTCGCCAAAGTAAACTCATACTACCTGTAGCATTTGTTAATCCTGCTACGTAAGTTCTTGCTGAACTCCCCATAACTGTTGTTTCTAAAGCATCGCCAGAATTATCAATTGAAAATGCCGTAACACTTGCAGTCTGCGTACTAGAGCCACCAACGTCAAACATCGCTACGCCAGATGTGCCGGCGTATGTTGCTGAATTTGTTGCCATGTTATTTCTCCTTGTTGTTATTATTATTAATTACATCAGCATCAGCTTTGAGTATTTTAATTCTTCTTCGCTGTCGCCAATGTGGTTTAGTTCGGATTTCTTTTTGTGGCTTTTCAGTCACAACAGGTTTTTTAAATTTCCAGCCTGATCTTAAATGGTCTTGAACTTGTGGGTTGTCGACTATTTTAGAATTCCCTTGTGTATCATACATTTGTATTGCCATTATGCATTACCTCTTTTGTAAACGTATGTAACTGTAAGTGTTAAATTAACTTGTCCAATTGGAGCAATTCTTTCAATTACTTCTATGTTTGTTATATTTGAATTTACGTAATGTGTAACTGTATCATCTACTGTTATATTACGGTCTCTATTATCTTCTAAAGCTTCTTCAACTCTTTCAATTAAATTATTTCTTAATGTGTCTAATTTTGCACCTCTAATAAAACAACGTAGTTCAACTTCTAATGTACTTTGTCTTTCAGCTAAACTAATATCTTCTCTGGTTTCGTTGGAACTAATAATTAGGATGGCAGGAAATTGTGTAATTGCTAATTTGTCAAATTCAAAAAATTCTCTTGTAACCAAAGCGGGTGCTGGGTTACTCATATTTTGTAATTGTTCAACAATATCTTTCGCTATGTTTTCTCTAGCACTCATAACTCGTTTATCTTACGAGTCGATTAAAGTGTGTTGATCTTTTTTCTGAAAGTTCTATGGTTCCACTTGAATCGAAATCGTATTTGACTCCTAATCTTAAAATTTTATCAAATTCTGTTTTGTATTCTTGTCTGTAATGTGCCATCTTTTCTCTAAACACATCACCTTCTGGAGCAAATGTAGATAAGCGTGGATATATGTAATAACCTAATACGTGATAAACGGCCGCTCTTGTCCATTGTCCGTCTTGTAATAAGCTGTCTTCAAAGCCTTCCGGTTGTCCCGCCGTACCTCTATAAGCACGAGGCCACCATTCTATTTCGATGTCTCTTTTAATGTCTGCTGTGCTTAATGCATGGAGATCCGAAAAATCTTGGATTCCGTAGTTTTTTATGTCTGGTTCGTACTGTTCTAAGTCCGAGTCTGATGAGTAGTTAGCCACTTAAAAGTCCTCCTGTTAAAGTGATGTGCAAGTCCTTCTTGCTGTTTTTATTTATTGGAAATTTGAAACTATAAAACACTAATGAAAAAGGCCCCCATTGCTGAGGGCCTTTAATGTTTATGAGCAAAATTAAGTTAAACTTAATTACGCCATAGTGTTTGTTGCAACTACTTGAACACCATAAGTGTCATGTAATTCTGAAACACCAAGAACAGCCGTGCAGATCACTTCACTTGCACGTTTGCTTTCGTCTCTTTGTGTAGATATTTTAATATCTTGACCGATAGCGAGCGATAATGCATCCTTAGAAAAGACCGCATTTACCACTGATGTTGCTGAATCTTCTACGACATTTGAACTTTCGTAGATATCAACTCCTGCTATTCTTCCTACAAATCCTTCACTCATTGCTTGATTAACAACGCCTGATGCATTTGGATTTACAAATGTATTTGTTAAACTTGCTTTTAAGTTATAGATTGATTGCGGATGGAAAACTCCAAAGTATGGACCTGGAACTGCCGCCGCTTTCAACGTAGCCGCGGCTTTAAAAATTCCTGCCGCTGTTAGTGTTGATTGCGTGTCTACTGCTGATCCAAAACCATAGGTGCTGAAGCCTGAGAATAGAGCAGTTAATTTTCTGTCTATTTTCTTTGCTACTGCTTCACCAAATAGTTTTCCTAAGTCTGCAATAACATTAGAAACAGAGTGATTGATTGCTAAATCAGACACCGTAGTCATTATACCTACTTCTGCAAGTGTAATACTTTTAGTGCTTGTTGATACTGCATCATCTGCCGCTGTTCCGTCCATGTCAGTGCCTTCAGTTAAATCTTCTGCTGTTTGAGCAGGATAGATTGGAACCTGAAGAGTCAGACCTGTGTTTTTAGGGACATTGTAATTTCTTACAAGGCCTCTCATTATAGATCTTTCGCTCGCGACGAACAAAGCTTCTTGTACGACATTTGCGATTAGATCGTTTAATGTTGTTGTTGTTGTATTAGCCATTGTGCTAAAACTCCTTTTTACTTGTTAATAAAAGAATAATACAGCCAACTACTAATAAATGCCTTGAGCCTTTCTATGCTCTGCATATATTTTTCTTTGAGCCGGATCATTCATATCCAGTTTAGAAATATCAACAGGTGTAAGACCTTGTGTTTGTGTGTTTGATTTGGAACCTGAACCGCTTGGTCCAGATAATACGAAATGCGAATTTTCTTTCAGGAATTCCGATACAAAAATATCGCAACTCAAAAGATCTCCAGATTCAGCATAGCGTGGTGCTCCATTCTTATCCACAACTTCAACATCTCCAGCATCATTCAATTTAACTTGTTCTTTAATTAATTGGACTACTTGGCCTGGATTTATCGCCCGGTATTTCGCCGCCGCGTCCAGCAAAGCCCCATCAACCTTAATTGAATTTAACTGATTGTGTAATTGATTAATTCTTTGGTCTTTCTTTTCAGCAGTGTCCTTTAGAATCTTTTCAAATTCACCTCGTTTTTTCTGTTCTTCAAGGATACTATCTTCTTCCTTTTGTAACAAATCACGATACTTGGTAACGTCTACTCCTGAGTATTTTTTTAACACGCCTGCTTCTGTTTTTTTACGTACAGATGCCATTGCATCATTAAACTCGTCTTGAGTAAAAGTTTTCGGTGTTGATACCTCTTCTTGAGATTTTTGGTTGTTAGTTTGGCTATATTGCTTACTAACTTTAGAGTCGTCTACTTTGTTCTCAATGGTCTGCGTAGCTTGGACTTCTGGATTGTTTGACTGTTCCATTTTCAGTTCCTCCTATTGTTTGAGTTATTGTTATTTATTATTATATTTAAGTCGTTATGTATGTACGATAACATTATTGAATTTTTTTTAATCTTTTTGGATCTATTGTGTATAAAGTTAGTAATTCAAGTTTTCTTCTGTGTGCTAAATCTTTTATTTTTTGTAAAATCTTTCTAGCCTTAAACGCACTCTGTTGTGATTGCCAATCAATTGTTCTTCTGTTTAATTCAATGTAATCTTTAAAAGCATTTTCTAATGCGATACTGACAGATGTTTCGATTGCGGCACCATCTAGTTTTCCTTTGTATGGCATTTAATCCCAATTAATTTGTGCCCACGGAATGGGTCTATGATTTCTAAAAATCAAATCGCCATTATCCTTTGCAGATGCACTCATGTAAGTTTTTGATCCGTGAGAATATAATTTCTTGACAGTAACACGGCAAGGTTTGTATTCTCTTTCCTTGTAAAAATATTTTTGGTGTTCCTGTTTTGGACCACGCCTTGCTTTGTGACCTGCCATCGCAATCTACCTCTATTAACATCATACTAATATTTTTTCTTTTTACTATTAGTTACTTTTTTTCCAGTTCTTTTTGCATATGCAGATGCTTTACGTCTACCTACTTTAGAATAGGAAAACTTTTTTCCATTTACTTTTGGCATTATATTTTCTCCTTATCTTCTTTTCTTTTTATTTTTTGCTTTTTTCTTATTTTTCTTTTTGTTTTTTTTCTTTTTCTTAGCCATTGTTTTCTCCTTTCCAATTGCCCACCAATCCACCCAGCACCGTAAAAGGCACTTCACCTGTCGTTTTGACCGCCTTGACATCTTATCAAGAAGTTTCTCAATTTCGTAAAGTCTTATTTTAAGACTTTTAATTTTGTGGTTGTGGGGTTTCTTCATTGCTAATTGGATCTACAGTTTGAATTTTTATTTTATTAAATTCTTCTAACTCGTCTTCGTCTTTAGCAAGTATTTCTTTGATTTTTTTATTAACCAATACTTGTGTTCCAGGATCTGCTAATGCAATATTCTTTGCTGTTTCTGAAACTTTCTTTAATATATCCATATCCATATTTTTGTCTCTGATGTTAAATGAAATTGGATATTTAACTGAACCATTGAATACATCTCCAGTCCATGCCGCAAACAATCTCCAAATTTGTTCTTCAGCAAGTTGTAAGTTTTTTGCTTTTTCAGAAAGTTTAGCATCTAGTGTAGTGTACTCGGTTTGAAGGGCAATTCCAGACATCTGTCTTGTTTCAATTGCTCTTATAGATCCAAGATGAGCCATTCTATC